GCTACAAGTGCGTATGTATGTCCTTCTTCTGGATTTTTATATACGTCCAATCCAGCATTCTTCTTAATTGGTTCATCATAGTGAAACGATTTAATCTTTGTTGGATGAATAAGTGTATTGACAGACCCCAAGAACTCACACTCAAACTCACGATTGAACTGTTCTTGTGAAGTGTTTGCAATAGTTTCTTCTTTCCACTTTTCATCACGGCCTGGAATTTCTGACCAGTGAACTTCAATTGGAATGTATGTGTTTCTTTCCGTTTCTGCATCACTCCATAACTTATAGAATAGATTCATTCCGTTTGGTGTAGAAACAATAATTACCTTGGTTGATTTACCAGATGAAATTGTAGGATACACAGAACTAAAGAAATCTTCTGCGACATTATGTGGTACGAAAGCAAACTCATCTAAGAATATCATATTGTAAGAACCACCACGAACCGCACTAGACGATGTGGATGATGCAACAATACGAGAACCGTTCTCTAAGTCCAGAGAACCCTTATTCCAAGACATTACTCCCTGTTGTAACCACTTGGGTAGGTTTTCATATGCAAGCTGTAATCTGGAAAGAATATCTCTTGCAGTCGCAGCCTTGTTGGCAAGGATTGCAACATTCATACTTGGGTTGAATAGAACGTAATGTAGAATATATGATACGATTGTTGTTGTCTTACCAGACTGTCTGGGTAACTTACATATTGTAAATCTGTTACTATGAATAGTTCCAACCATCTCTTTTTGAAATGGAAACATATTAAATGGAACAATCCCCTCATCTAGAGAGACAATCTTGATATACTTTTGACAGAAATACATGGGGTCTTCCATGCACTTCTTGTATTCAAGAATCTGTTCTTCTGTCCATTCGACAGGAACATTTGCTTTCTTTAGAAGGGGATTGCCAAGATAGTGATTTGCATCAGTCATGCATATATTTATTCAGATGCTGGTGCGTTATCTTCTTGATATTTTTTGTATGCAGCTTTGACTGTATCAGTATGAAACTGTGCAACCATTGCCTTTACATCTGCACTTTCACCAGATGAATCTGCATCTGGAGCAACAGTATGTCTGTGGAAACTTCTTGAAAGTTCTACACCATCTTCTTCAATAATAGTAGCAGTTCTCACTTGAATGTGCTTGAACTGACCTACTACTTCAATTTTATCTTCTTCTGTACGTTTTGTAATCGCCATTATTTTTCTCCTTTTGTCCGCCCCCAGAATCCACTAGAGGTATAAAGTTATTTAGTTTGCAAAGTATTAACTGCTTGTTCTATAAAATCCATGACCTTGAACGTCTTTAGTTCCAGTTCCTAAAGATGTATTATCATATTTTCTAATTACACCAATTTGTGTACCAGAAATGGATTCAAGTTGATAAGCAGTGCCTTCCGTAGCACCTTCTCTTGCCATACCAATATTTCCATATACACCAGCACTATCTTCAGCAAATGGCATACCATTTATACCAATATTTCCACTACTTCCAGTTTTATCAAATCTTATTCTGAAATGGAAGAATACCATACTACCAATTTTAATATATTTCCCAATTTGTTGTGTAATATTACCTACTGATACACTGCCTGGATTATGTGTAACTACTGGAACTGGTGTAAAACTGCCTTCTTCATAATCGTCAAGGGCGTTAACAGCCGCAGTATCCGTTCCAAATTTTAATCCATCTGCATCAAATCTACCAAGTTGTGTTCCAGCAGCATTTGCAAAAACTAAACCATTGGAAATACCACCTAAATGTGAAACTACACTACCATTATCTTGGAATATAATTTTATTGTTATTACTATTGGTACTATTTACTGTTAGTGGAGCACCACTTGCAGTTGCAGTTATGTTTGTGCCACTTATCGTTCCAGCACCAGCAATATTATTACTTACAGTAATATTACCAGAACCAGTTCTTGTTGCGATTGTATCTACTTTAATTGTTGACATATCTTTATCCTATCAATGCACCACAAAAGTTACCATCATATTGGCCTTCAGTTGTACCGTTAAATGGCACCATAACTCCTTGAACATAGTCACCAGCAACTAATGATACAATAGAAGATACCGCCGAACCATTATAAGATGTAGAATATTGGTAAGCAGTACCAGTCAGTTGAGAACCACCATTTTTTATAATATAAATACCAGAGTTAGCACCTTGACTTGGAGTTGCCTGACACCCAAAATAATATATGCCTGCTACAGGAGCAGTAAAACGTCCATTGGTGTTATTAAAGTGTGACCCATTATTGTATATCACTACTGAAGTTTGACTGTTGTTTGTAGAACCAAGATAAAATGTAGTAGTACCAGTACCACTACTATGACTTCTTGCATTGAACGCTGGAGTGTTTGGTTTTAGTACATATCCATTACCATCAATAGTCATACGAACATCATTGCCCGCTCTAAACTGCATTGTATCTGTACCTTGTGCGTACCGAATACCACCAATATCTTTATCAGCACTATCACCCATATCAATAATAGATGTACCACTAGTTCCAGATACCAACTCTACTCTTGCGCTACCAGAGTTTACGATTGTTAAATCTTGTGTTGGTGATGCAGTTCCTATGCCTACTCTGTTATTAGAAGTGTCTACATGAAGTGTATTTGTATCTACAGTAAGATTGCCAGTAAGAGTTGTTGTTCCTTGCCCAGTAATGTTTCCAGGCACCACAAGATTATGTCCAGACCCTAGACTTACATTTCCAGAACCAGCTACGTTTTCAATAGTATCTACTTTAATCTTGGATGACATTTACTTTTCCTTACTCTGAAGAAGTTTTTGTATCTGGTGTATCTTTGTCAGCTGCATCAGATACATTCTTTGCAGTATCAACTACTTTCAGTTCATATGCCTGAGTAACTTGTGCATCAGTTCCCACTGCAAGTGCAATAGAATTTGCATTACAATGTGCGACTAGAGCTGCGATAATCTCATCTTGTGCAATACGAGCACGATTGTGAATTGCATTATCACACCAATCTTGGACTGAATAAGCAGCATACTCAAGACACTTTACTTGTGTGTCTGATACTGTTACTTTAATCTCTGCCATTTTATTCTCCTATTTAATTTAAACTATTTATGCTAACTTAACAGATGACCATAAAATACTGATGAATCACCATAGTGTCGTACCGCTCCATTTTGCGCTTGAAGACCGACTTGTATATAATCATTTGCAGCCAATTCAAGAATGGATGAAAATGAACACTGTTGGTCATGGTCTTCAGCATTTGCATAACCGAAAATGTGATTAACGCCTGGAATGTTACTACCATTTTTTCTGAGTCTTACAAAACCATATGGGCCAGAATCAGTACTACTGCCACCAGTATCCACATAAGCATGAACAATGAAAAAATATCTACCAGCAATTGGAGCAACAAATCTGTCGTTAGCAGTTGAATAGTGATTACCTACATTGTGAGATACGTTTCCATCAAATTCTATAATTGCTGTAGAACCACTGGATACACTAACCCAAGCAGAATTATTACCTCTTACCATAAATGATGGTTGACTAGGCATGGTAACACGACCACTACCATCAATAGTCATTTTTGCACTATTATTAGTGGATAAAACTAAATTATGATTTGTTACCGTTGCGAGATTTAAACCAGCAGAATAAACTTGTAATTCACCAGTAACACTATTCGTTGTATCATCAATTCTTACAGATGAACCACCATTTCTATGAATGTCAATACCACCACCAGTTGCAGTAGCAGGACTTGTAGTTCCTATACCAATTAAATCTGTACTTGCATCTACAAATAATTTATTTGTGTTTACTGTAAGGTCACCGTTAACTACATTAAGTTCATCACCAGATTCAATCTTGACCTTGTTTGCATCTGCACCAGAGGTTGCACCAGCGATTGTTGTGACTGTAATTTTACTCATATCTTATACCACCGAAAGTTCACCGTTGATTGTAAGTGTTACTCCACTCGCAATCGTCAACGGGCCGGCTGCTAATCCATTATTATTTGCATCAATAGCAACACTTGTGTTTAATTCATTTTCGTGAACACGAATAATATCTCCAGCACCACCAGAGGTTTCACCAAGAAACTTACCACCACCAAGACCAGATGCACTAACTCTTTTCAGTGTCGTTGCAGAGGTATCAAAGATGATTAGTGCATCACCACCGACTGCTTTATTAACATCTGCGTTTGCGAGTGTCGTTCCAGAACCTTGGATTGCACCGTTACCTATTGTAGTTAATGTTGGCATTATTCTTTTCCTTTTAACATCTTTTGCAGTTCAGCGGTTGAACCGACAAACAATGCATTCGTTACATTCTTTGGTGCAGAGTTTGGAACTTCCTTGAGTTTCTTCATTTTCGTCTGAAGGTCACCAAGTTTTTCCGTTACGTCTGCAACATTCTTAATTAACTGACCAGCAACTTCATAAGACCGTGGATGTTCACTCTCTCTAGCAAGTTCAAGGATTCCATCAATTGCGTCTTGTCCTCTCTCCACTAACCTATAAAAGTTTTCTCTCTGATATTTATAATCATTGTCTGTGTCCTCTGAATCAGATTGTGGGGGAACAACCTCAGGCAAAGTTACTTGAGATTGAGTTGTTTCAACAACATCCGTAATTCCCAACACATTATCTAAAACATCATCAGAGGTACGCATGATAAACCTATGCTGGTTTCTGCGGCCAAGTTACATTATCCAACGTACCATCATCTTTTAATGTCGCATCCTTACCACCAGATGCTGCTGGAAGGTCACGAAGTTGTTGACGATATGTTTTCATATTGTCTGCCATGGTTACGTCAGAAAGTGCATGGAAATCTGTCTCTGCAAGTTTGGCATCTCTTTGTATACGAAGTTCTACCATAGGTGCGGCCGCCTCTAGTTTTGCTTTCTCATCTGTTACTTGTTTCCAAGTCACACCCCACTTTGAAGTGTCATCAGTTTCGATTGCAGAACCGTTTTCATCTGCACCAGTTACCTTGCGAAACATTTCTTTGAATTCATCTTCAGTTGTA